GAAGACCGTGTACGTATGCTTACTATTTTTGAAGGACCTACAGTTGATACAACACAAATGATTACAACTGTAATGAAAGAAGGACCTAACGATAATATCGGTCGTCGTGAACGTGCACCAAATGGTCAGATGACAGGAAGTACACGTGGATTTGATACAGACCATGATTATTTTAATCCAAATGCAGGACACATGGATCAACCATCACATCCTCAAAACAAAGGATTAACAGATCCTAGAAGTACAAGCCCACGTCCTAAGTTACGTCCTGGATCAGACAGATCAACAAGTCCACGCCCTAAGTTACGTCCAGTGAGCGAAAAAGTAGGTGATGCAACAGCTGAAATGATTCGTACCACAGCAGAAAAATACAATGTTCCGTATCATATTGCTATGGGTATGGCAGATCAAGAAAGTGGATTTGATAATTCTGCACGTGGAGACGGTGGTAGTGCTATTGGTATTTTCCAACTTCGTCAACCTGCAATCGATGACGTTAACAGAATTTACGGTACAAACTTTAGTTTAGCTGATGTTGAAGATCCGTTTGTTAACACAGATGTTGCTATGAGATATTATTCTGCTATGAAAAATACATATGGTGCAGAAGATGACAGAGTAGCAGTTATGATGTATAATGGCGGCCCTGGTATTTTAAGTCGTGGCCCGAAAGCGCAAGCAATGGCTACTACACATGCGGACAAAGTAATTAAAAAATCTTCTAATTATCAAATCACCGCACCAGGTACAGCAGCTCAACCACAAACAAAAGAACCAAGCAGAGCAACAAGCCCTCGTCCTAAATTGCGTCCAACCACAACTGGCCCAGACAAACCAAGTATTGACAATGCAGTAAAACAAGCACTTAAATTTAACGAGCCTGCTAAAAAACAGTCAACACAATCAAAAGTTACATATCAAGATTTGGCACGTGCAAGTGGTATTAAAGATGCAAATAAAATTTATCCAGGTGACACAATTACTTTGCCAAACGGTGGTTCGTACACAGTAAAAAGTGGAGACACACTAAGCCAAATTGCACAACGTTACAATAAAGGTGCACTCGGTGAAGGAAAATATAACAAAAATAAAAAGAAAAAATATAGCGAAGGCTACAAAGAACTTCCACCAATTGACAGAGATCGTTATCAAGAACGTCCAGGTTTAGAAGGACCATTTAGTACACTAAGTGGTAAAGTAGTTTACTACGATCCAAAAGAAGGTGCGTACTACGATCCAGATACTGACATGTATCTTTCATATGATGAGTTTAAAGAACTAGACAACGACAGACGTGGCATGAAAGAATCTGCTCGTGGGCTTGGCAGTATTGACTGGCCAGACACAGATGAAGATGGCGATTCAGCAATGGCGCAACACGCAGAAAATGCAATTCGCCATAACATGCACGCCTATGATGCTTATGGACATGTATACAGTATGACACGTGAACGTGATTGGATGGAAGCAAACAAAGACATGATCATTGATATGTTTGCACAGTATGGTCTACAAACTGAGTCAGCAGCTTTACCAGCAGGCACATCAAGATTGAATCCAGGTTTTCGCCGTGGTGGACTTGCAAGTGGTCCTGTAAGTCAGTCAACTTATGATCAAGAAATGGCAGCGGCGCAACGTGCTCGTACTGCACCCAAACCAAAAGCACCGAACTTAATTAATGGTCCTCGTGTTAATGAAGAAATGTCAGATGATGAAATTGATGCTTTTCACCGTGCACTTGATGCACTTGTACACAAGCATTTAGGACATAGTTCAGATGAAGTTGACGAACGTAAAATGACTAAAGCAGAAAAGTCAAAAGAAAAGCGTTTAAAGAAAAAGTACGATGACAGTGACATGAAAGCGTCAATGAAAAAGCAGTACGGCGATGATTGGGAAAGTGTATACTTTGCAACTATTCGCAAACAAGCAATGGAAGATAACGAAGATCTCGATATAGATCTTAACGATCCAGATCAAGCCGTAGAAGCAGCATTTCATGAGTTTAAAGCAGGGCTAAAAAAAGGTGTAAACCAACACGAAATGAGAATGCGAGCACATGAAGAGCTAGCATTTGATATTGGTATGTCGAGCGTAATGAAAAAATTACCCGATGGCGGTAAGTCATTGCATCAGCAATTGGACAAATTAATCATTGATGCCATTAATAAAATGGATCCAACTGGAGAGATACCAGAAGGTCAAAAAAGACGTCCAGACCACAACATGCAAGCACAAATGAGATTGCAAAAAATTATGCAACAAGCAATCAAAGACAGTAAAAAGAAGCGTGGCATTGAAGATGACGATGAAAAAGAAGTTAAAGAATCAGCAGGATTAGAATTTATGGATGACCTGGATTGGGACTTTAGTAATATTTCAAGACTTGATTGGGAAGCATACGAACAAGATGAATTAGAAGAAATTGAAGACTGGTTGTATAACATGGACTTAGATGACCAAATGAATGACAGATACGACGGTATGTATGCTCGTGCTAGCAAGTATGTTGAAAAGAAACGTAAAGAAATGTTCAACGAAATGACTAGCGCAGGTGGAATTGCTAGTGTTGCACAGCCAATGGGTAAAATGCAACGCCGTAAAAAGACAACAGAAGCACATCCTAACAGTAAAGAATATGATAAATGCTGGGATGGGTATGAAAAAGTTCCAGGGAAGAAACGTGGCGAGCCAGGTTCTTGCCGTAAAAAAGACTAAGGAGTAATCAATGTCTTGTAAATGTCAAAACTGTCATTGTGATCATCACTGTGGCACTGAGTGCCAAGATTGTGCAAATGATGTTTGTCAACAATGCGAATGTGAACATTGTTCAGAACGCCCAATTCGAACAAGAGACGAATGGACAGGCGTTGATAGCGGAATAGAACTAGGATTCTAATGCACCCAGAAGAAGAAGTTTGGAAAACAATTGATCCGGCAGATATGTGGATCATGGATAAACTTATACTCAGCAAACAAATGGGATACAACTGCGGACCTGTAGGTGTTAGAGTAGACGAACCAGGCTACTATATTGTACGTCCTGCAGTAAATGCAATAGGACTAGGCTTAGGTGCTAGTATTGAGTATATTGAAAATACAACAGATCATTTAACACCTGGACACTTTTGGTGCGAAATATTTGTAGGCAGACATTTAAGTGTAGATTATCATTATGGTTTGCAAGTATTGTGTGTAGAAGGTTTCAAACACAAAGACGACGATTTTGTACGTTGGAAAGAATGGAAACGTACAAAAGACTATGTAAATAGACCAAGTTTAATTATGCCATTTTTACAAAAGTATGAATGGGTAAACTGCGAATACATAGACGGCAACCTAATAGAAGTACATTTAAGACATAATGTAGACTTTGACGGTGATGCAGATCATTTTATTCCTGTGTGGAAAGGTGAAAGCACTGTACCGCCAGAAGGATATACATATAGAGAGTACCCAGATGTACACGGCAGAATTGGTGCATTTGTAAAATAAATAGCAATACATAAAACAAGGAATTGTAAAATGGCAGTAGAAGATTTTGAATTCGATTTTACCGAAGAAATGGCAATCGAATTACTACGTGGAAACGAAGAAGCAGAAGATTGGTATGATGCAATGTGTGAAGTTCTTCCATTATGGGAAATGGATACACCAGAGCGTGTAGCAATGTTTATTGCACAGTGCGGACACGAATCTAACAACTTTAAAGTACTAAGCGAAAACTTAAACTATAGTGCAAAAGCACTTAACGCAATTTTTCCAAAATATTTTGAAAGGGCAGGCAGAGATGCTCAAGAATATCACAGACAACCTCGTAAGATTGCTAACGTCATTTATGCCAATAGAATGGATAATGGGGATACTGATAGCGGTGATGGTTGGCGGTACCGTGGTGGTGGAATACTACAACTTACAGGACGCTATAACTATACTCAATTCGGAATAGAAGTAGATATGTCACCTGAAGAAGCAGTGGAGTACGTGCGTACTAAAAAAGGTGCGCTAGACAGTGCTTGCTGGTTCTGGGATACAAATGACATCAACAAGTATGCAGATGCTCGTGATGTTAAAGGTGCAACAAAACGTATCAACGGTGGCTACATTGGATTAGAAGATCGTAAGAAGCATTACGAACACGCTATGGAAGTTCTAGGCGGACATTGGGAGCCAAGTAAAATTGTATACGAAACAGTACGTTTAGGTTCACGTGGTCCAACAGTACGTGCAGTACAAGAAGAATTGGAAATTGGTGCAGACGGAATTTTTGGCCGTGGCACTGAAGCACACGTAAAAGCATGGCAAGAAGAAAATGGACTAACTCCAGATGGTGTTATGGGTCCAATTAGTTTAGCAATGCTATTTGGAGAAGACGAATGACCGAAAAAGATGATAAAGGTAAATTAGAAGTTAGTGTTCGCATACTAGGAAATGAACTAGTTGCACTACGTATGGATGTAGATGACTTTAAAATGAAATGGTTAGTAATGGGAGTAATTGCTATTGTTGCACTAGGTTGGGCAGCAGGAAGTTTTGGTCCAGAACTAATCAGCATGTTTGGAGAATAATATGGATACAGATCATTATGTAATGAAACTAAAAGAGCACGAAGCTAATAAAACATCAACTAATGATCGAAACAAATATTGGAGAGAGTACAATGAATTGGTTAAAAAACAGACTAAAAGAAAGAACCACACTGGATGGAGTGATGCTAGTAGCGGCTGGTTTGGTAATGGTAATGGCACCGGTTAACTTGGTTGGCTATGCCGCAATTGCATATGGCGCATGGACTATTTGGAAGTCTGAATAATGTGGGATATGATACAAAACATGGCGAGCGATCGTACATGGATTTACACAAGTATTGCTGGTAGTATTGCAGGTGCAATGGTACTAGCATACTTGAGCACTACAAGATTAGGTCTTTGGGGTTATGCTAAGTTTGACCGTATGGTAGATTACTTGGTAGAACGATGGGGCTTAACATGGCTAGAACAGCCAGAGGATGCTTGGAGAAAGAAGTATCCGAAAATTACAGCAAAAATAGACAGCATAGAAAAGCGTCTAGAAGAATTAGAAAAGCGTTGACAAAACGCTTTTTTTATCTTATATTCATAACAATATAACTAAATTAAAAGGAGTAGCATATGCCTACACGTTCTTTCAGTGACAGCGAGATCACGAAACTTAAACAAATTATCAACGAAGGTATTCAAGTAACAGCAGAAGTAGAAACGCTCAAAGGCGGACTAACTGATACTGTACGAGCAATTGCAGAAGAACTAGACATGAAACCTGCAACAATTAACAAAGCTATCCGTATTGCATACAAGCAAGAGTTTGCTAAAGTAGCAGAAGGATTTAACGAACTAGAAGAAGTATTAGCGGCAGTTGGTAAAGACGTTTAATGTATGTAGACGCACATTTCGATAGAGATAAAGATATTATATACGTAGCAGAGCGTGTAAACGGGCGCAGAGAATACAGAGAGTATCCTGCACGTTACACGTTTTACTACAAAGATCAACGTGGCAAATACGAAAGTATTTTCGGCGACAAGTTAGAACGTTTTACAACTACAAACGGTAAAGCATTCAAAAAAGAAAAGAAACTATACAGTGGGCAACGACTTTTTGAAAGTGATATTAATCCTGTATTTAGATGTTTAGCAGATAATTATTTAAATATTGATCCTCCTAAACTACAAACTGCATTTTTCGATATTGAGGTTGACTTTGATAAAGACGTAGGCTTTGCGCCGCCTGAAGATCCGTTTAATCCTGTTACAGCAATCGGTGTACACTTAAATTGGATTGGCAGAACTATATGTTTGGTTATCAAACCTGATACACTTACTCGTGAAACTGCAAAAGAAATTTGCGATAAGTTTGAAGATACACTGTTAATGGACAATGAACGTGAACTACTACAAACGTTCTTAGATCTTATTGAAGATGCAGATGTATTAAGCGGATGGAACAGCGAAGGCTTTGATATTCCATATATGGTTAATCGTATAGCAAGAGTTCTTGGCAAGGAACATACTAAACGTTTTTGTTTGTGGAACAAATATCCAAAACGCAGAGAGTATGAAAAGTTTGGCAAAACACAAGAAACGTTTGATACAATCGGTCGTTTGCACTTAGACTATATGGAACTATATCGCAAGTATACATATCACGAAATGCATTCTTATAGTTTGGATGCTATTGGCGAATACGAACTTGACGAACGTAAAATTGCATATCAAGGTACACTAGATCAGTTATACAACAATGACTTTTATACGTTTATTGACTATAACAGACAAGACGTCGAACTACTAGTCAAACTAGACAACAAGCTACAGTTCATTGACCTTGCAAACGTTATTGCACACGACAACACAGTGCTTATACAAACAACAATGGGTGCGGTTGCTGTTACAGACCAGGCTATTGTAAACGAAGCACACAGGCGTGGCATGATTGTTCCAGACAAAGAACATGACCGTATTCAAGAACATTATCCTAAACAAGTTGCTGCCGCAGGCGCATATGTTGCTACTCCTAAATCCGGCTATCACGAATGGATTGGTAGTATGGACTTGAACAGTCTGTATCCTAGTATCTTGCGTAGTACTAATTTAAGTACAGAAACTATTGTAGGACAAATACGTCACACACTAACTGTACCAATGTTAGATGATTTTAAATGGGAGCCTGCACGTGCATGGGAAGGCAAGTTTGCTTGTCCTGAATATGAACTTGTTATGGACAAAGACCAAGAAGTCTTGCTGTATATTGACTTTGAAAATGGCGAAGAACTGTCTGCAACAGGTGCAGAAATATACAACATTATATTTGAAAGTGGGCAGCCGTGGGTACTAACAAGTAATGGTACTATTGTTGATCAAACTAAAAAAGGTATCATTCCAGGCTTGCTAGAACGTTGGTATAGTGAACGTAAAGTTCTGCAAAAAAATGCTAAAGAGCAAAAAGGCGTAGACGATGAAAAGTTTGCGTATTGGGATAAGCGACAACTTGTTAAAAAGATTAACTTGAACTCACTATATGGTGCGCTACTAAATCCTGGCAGTAGATTCAACGATCCACGTATGGGTCAAAGTACAACACTAACAGGACGCACTATTGCTAGACACATGGGTGCTAAAGTAAACGAACTGTTTACAGGCGAATACAATCATGTAGGACCTGCAATCATATATGGTGATACAGACTCTGTATACTTTAGTGCTTATCCTATATTTAAAGAACAAATCGAAGCTGGCGAAATCACATGGGATAAGGATACTGTTACTGCAATTTATGATGAAGTTTGTGAACAAGCAAATGTAACTTTCCCTGATTATATGGCTCGTGCACATAATGTATTAAATGCAGAACAAGGCGAAATTATTGCAGCGGGTCGTGAAGTTTGCGCACGTGCTGGCATCTTTATTAAGAAGAAACGCTATGCAATTCTTGTTTATGACAACGAAGGATTCAGAGAAGATCAAGGAGGCAAGCCAGGCAAAATTAAAGCAATGGGCTTAGACTTGAAACGTAGTGACACTCCAGCATTTATGCAAGACTTCTTGAATGAACTATTGTTAAAAACGCTAACAGGCACAAGCAACGAAGAACTAATCGATCGTATTATTGAATTTAGACAAGAGTTTAGAAACAAAGAGCCGTGGGAAATCGGAACACCTAAACGTGTTAACAAACTAACATATTACACAGGACTAGAATGGGAAAAGACTCGTGACGGACAGGAAATGTACAAAGGCAAAGCAAACATGCCTGGACATGTTCGTGCAGCAATTAACTATAACAGAATGCGTAGACTAAACGGCGACAAGTATAGTATGGAAATTATGGATGGTATGAAAACTATTGTCTGTAAACTAAAAAGTAATCCAATGGGATTTACTAGTATCGGATATCCGACAGACGAAACTCGTATCCCAGACTGGTTTAAAGAACTTCCGTTTGATACAGATGAAATGGAAGAAACAATTATCACAAAGAAGATTGAAAACTTGCTAGGAGTTTTGGATATCGACTTAACTAAAGCAGAGGACAAAACTACATTTGAAAGTTTGTTTGATTTTGGATGAAGCGAAGTTTAGATTTACATGGTTATCATATACATGTTGCATGGAAAATGGTTGACAGGTTCTTGCAAGAGTGTTATTATGATAACTATAAATCTTGTGAAATTATTTGTGGACAAGGAATGATACGTAACGAAATTGAAACATGGCTCCACCTAAATAGATTTGTAAGAAACTACAAATTTAATACTCGCACACAAGGCAGTTATAACGTACAGTTAATAAAAAGGAAAAACATATGAGAGATTATCTACTCGATATTGTAAAACATACACACGGTGTAGGAAACATCGAAGCAGTTAAAGTTGTTAGCGACAGTGCTGCAACAGAAATCGAAGCTAAAGACGACAATAACTTTGTTGTTGTTAAAGCAAAGTATAAGAGTGCTATTCCAGGATTAGATGGCACATTTGGTATGCCTAACTTGAGCAAACTAAACATTCTACTTAACATTCCTGAATACAAGGAAAATGCAAACATCACTGTTAACACACGTGAACGTAACGGTGAACAAGAACCGTTTAGTATGAAGTTTGAAAACGCAACAGGCGACTTTAAAAACGACTTCCGCTTTATGCAAAAAGAACTAATGGAAGAAAAACTAGCAAGTGTACGTTTTAAAGGTGCTAATTGGGATGTAGAAGTACAGCCACACAGTGCAAGTGTTGCTCGCTTTAAAATGCAAGCACAAGCTAATAGCGAAGAAAGTTTGTTTGTTGCTAAAGTAGAAGATGGTGATCTAAAATTCTTCTTCGGTGATGACAGTGGTCACACAGGTAACTTTGTATTCCAGCCAGGCGTTGGCGGTAATTTAAATCAAAGTTGGAAATATCCTGTAAGTGAAGTTATGAATATTCTTAACTTAACAGGCGATATTACTATGAAGTTTAGTGATATGGGCGCAGCAATGATTGAAGTAGACAATGGACTAGCGGTATACGAATATATCCTTCCAGCACAAAGTAAGTAAATGACACAACTACCAACAAACTTAACAGACAGACAAGACGACTTTGCTATTTTCTTGCCTGCACTTAGTACATTCTATGCACTGTTTGTGGGTAGACAGCGACGAGGACTAGAGCCATTTGACGAAAACAAAAAAGGCTCTGGTACTCCTTACATTGACTTAAATCGTATCCCAAGTCATTTAACTAACGGTGTTGAAAGTCTCAATTGGTTAGACAATCAAGGACTATGGCAATACAAATGGAGTTTGCACTCTGCAGGACACGCTAGTCTAGACTTAAACAAAGATATGTACCGTGAAGATCAATATCGTGTAAGAGATCGTTCAGCTAGTTGGTTGCTAGGAGACTCAGGTGGCTTCCAAATTGGTAAAGGCAAATGGGAAGGCGACTGGCGCAAAGGTAGTGGCTGTCCACAAGCACAAAAGAAACGTGAAGGCGTACTACGTTGGATGGATGCCTTTATGGACTATGGAATGATACTTGATATTCCAGCATGGGTAAGTCGTTCGCCAGATGGCGCTGCAGCAAGTAAAATTGGTAGCTATCAAGAAGCAGTAGAAGGCACACAAGAAAACAACGAATACTTTATTAACAATCGTAGCGGTGACTGTAAGTTCTTAAACGTACTACAAGGTGAAAACTTTGCACAAGCAGACGATTGGTATTCGCAAATGAAACACTATTGTGATCCTAAAAAATATCCAGATGCACACTTTAACGGCTGGGCAATGGGTGGACAAAACATGTGTGATATTCATTTAGCACTAAAACGTGTAGTTGAACTACGTTTTGATGGATTGCTAGAAAAAGGTTATCATGATGTAATGCACTTCTTGGGCACAAGTAAACTAGAATGGGCACTTGTGCTTACAGCAATACAACGTGGTGTACGTAAGAATCATAACGAAAACTTTACTATCACATTTGACTGTGCAAGTCCGTTTTTATGTACTGCAAATGGACAGTTCTACACAGGACATAGACTAGATCATAATGGCAAGTGGAGTTATATGATGGGAGATGCATTTGATGATCGTCAACTTGCAACAAATACTACATCGTATGATGACTATGCAACACAACATTGTGCACAGTACGGACATACGTGGATGCCTACACCACTAAGTGAAGGTCTAAAAGTAAATGATATTTGTTGTTATGCGCCAGGCGATACAAATAGAATGGGCACAGAAACTAAAACATCTTGGGATAGTTTTGCTTATATGCTTATGATGAATCATAACACTTATACACATATCAATAGCGTACAAGCTGCAAACAGAGCATATGATGCAGGAGATTATCCTAGTATGTTAGTTGATAACCGTTTTGATCGTACAGAAGTTAAAGACGTAATTGCACGTATCTTTGAACTTGACGATAAAGAAAAAGCACTTAAAATGATTGATGACCATGAAAAACTTTGGATGATGGTTGTTGGTACACGTGGTGCAGTAGGAAAGAAAACTGTTAATACTAGTGCACAATTTAACAGTTTATTTGAGGCAGTATAATGAAAACACTTATAGTCGGCATGGGATTTGGTAAAGCAGTATATGGTAGCATATACGAACGCTTAGGTTGGGATATTGTATACGTAGATCCTTACAACAAAGATGCCGACTATATTGAAATTCCAGAAGATCAGTCATTTGCTACTGCACACATTTGTACTCCTAATACAACACATTATGATTTAGCAAATGCTGCAGCTAAAGTTAGTGACATTGTGTTTGTAGAAAAGCCCGGTGTTAAGAATGTAGATCAATGGAATAAACTTTGCACATATAATCCTACAACAAGATTTATGATGACCAAAAATAATCAACACAGATGGTCAGACGCAGAGATAGAAGAACTAAAACAACGTGCAAGTTCCGCAGAAAATATAAAAATTTGTTGGGTTAACAGTAACAGAGTACCACGTCCGGGTAGCTGGTTTACTAATAAAAAACTAGCATATGGCGGTGTCAGTAGAGACTTAACTCCACACTTACTGAGCATCTATCAGTTACTATATCCAACTTGGAAACATTCAGTTAGAACACAAACATCTCTAAAACAGAACTGGACATTAGATGACCTAACAGATAGTGACTATGGTGATGTAATTGAAAATGGTGTATATGATGTAGATGACTATTGTTTATTGACATATCAAAATTTTGAGATATACTCTAATTGGAGAAGTAAAACAACAGATGATTTTGCAATTTATTTTGACGACGAACGGATTGAACTAGGTCCGTTGTGTCCAGAAAGTGCATATGAAAATATGATTAACGCTGCAATTGATAATTGGAAAAACGATAATTTTTGGAAACATCAAAAGGAGATGGATCTATGGATACACCGACATGTGGCGACACTGTAAGAGCTCTTGCTACAGATGGGCAAGGTGCATTTTATGAAACTACTTACGTAATCCCAGAATTAAATAAAGGCGACATACTAGTCAAAGCAGTTATGACTGGAGTGTGTCGCAGTGATGTTGCAATGATGCAAGGTGACTTCCAGCTGTTACCTGCACATATGCACGGACACGAAGGATTAGGTATCAACACAGCAACAGGAGAGTATGTTGCAACACGTGGAGAGCCTGCATATGCAGACTACTATGTTGCTCGAGAAGGCACTTATGTAAATGTTCCTGAATTAGATCCTAAATACATTGCAGAACCTGTTGCATGTGGTATTAATGTAATTCTAAATAGTTTAGAAGACTTACGCAGACGTGAAGGCGGCAAAGTTCTTATATTAGGTACAGGGTTTTTAGCTCGTGTTGTACATCAAACAATGAAAATTGTCAAACTAGAGTACGACGATATTACTGTAGTAGGACATAGTAATGCAGACTATTGGGGCGATTTGCTTATGTCTGACGTTGATACAACTGAATACGATGTTGTAATTGATTTAAGTGATACTAGTAGACTTATGAGAGTAGAAGTTGCACCAAACGGACTTGTAATTATGGCAGCCGAAAAAGCCGATATGGTTATGACAAATTTTAGTAGTTGGTTATGGAATAATGTAACAATGCATTTTCCAAGTCCACGTGCTGTTAGTTTTATACAAGCATTGAATGTAGCAGTAACATGGCAAGAAACAAATAAATTAAACCTTGACAATATTTGGACTAAAGGTTATAATCGTGATAATGAATGGAAACAAGCCTTTGAAGATGCAGTTAATCGACCTGAAGGCTATAGCAGAGGTTATATCAAATGGGATTAAATACAGACGAACGCCAAGACGTAGTTTACTTTATTGGTACTGAAATTGAAAACACTTGCATGAAAGGTGAAAAAACACTGTTCGTAGTTGGTGTTCGAGATTCTAAAGAAATTGCACAAAAAGCAGATGAACATAAAATTAAACACTTGTACTTTGGTACAAGTCAAAGTTTTAATCCTAACAATTGGGAAGAATATGAACTTTGGGTAAATATGATTACACCTTTACTTAAAGAAGGTTACTGGTGTACATTGGACTTTGGTGTAGAACATGCATCTAATGTACTTGAATGTGGGTTTGACGAATATGATAACTATATTAGTATGATAAGTGTTAAACTTCCATACATTAAACAGTTCAATTATAATGCAACACTTAAACTAGATGATACAACATGGGGACATAGTAATCCAGGTGTTTGGTGTCATAATTTACATGAATTACAAAAACGCAAAGTCTACACAGACTGGCGTGAATATGTAGGAGATACAGTAGTTTGACTAAAGTAGGCTTTACATGTAGTACATTTGACTTGCTTCATGCAGGACATATTATTATGTTACGTGAAGCAAAAGAACATTGCGATTATTTGATAGTCGGTCTCCAAACCGATCCGACTATTGATAGACCAGGTGAAAAAAATAAGCCTGTGCAAAGTTTAGTTGAGCGTTATGCACAACTGAGCGCAGTAGAATATGTAGATGAAATTGTCCCATATGAAACTGAACAAGATCTGATTGATATTTTAACAATGTATCACATCGATATGCGTATACTAGGCGAAGAATATCGTGAAAAAGATTTTACTGGCAAAGAAATTTGTCGTAAGCGTGGTATTGAACTGTACTTTAATAAAAGAGATCACAGATTCAGTACAAGTGATCTAAGGGAAAGAGTAGAAAATGCCCCGAGAAAAAACACAACTGTTAAAAAGTTTGGAAAAGAAACACAGAACACTTGACAAAGAAATAGAACAGTTGTATAAACATACTAATGCTGAATTAAGTATAAAAAGTCTTAAGAAGCAAAAACTTAAACTAAAAGAACAAATTGAAACCGTTAAAAAGGAAATAAAAAATGGTTAAGAAAATTCGTGTTATTGACGAACCTGTAGAAGAAAAAACTGAAGAAGCATCTATGGAATCGTTTTATGAACTTGCAAAAACAATGGATTGGAAGTTATGGGAAATGATGCAAATCATGCAGAGAGTTGAGAAAAAACTATCAGTTATTGATACTGATACTGAAGACAAATAATGCAAGAACGTTATTACGAATATATGCTTCGGCGTATGCGTGAGGAAGATAACAAAATGAATAAAACAAAAACAAATATTTGGGTCACCTTTCAAAAAGAAGGGTTACACAAGTATCCTGCAGCAATAGATGATCCCAATCTTGCAACTGGTGACGAGTATGACGTAAGTTTCTTAGGTTATGTTCATCGTCATATGTTTCATTTTAAAGTTGAGATTGAAGTATTCCACGACGATCGAGACATTGAATTTATCCAGTTTAAACGCTGGTTAGAAAAACTTTATGCAGAAAATACTCTGCAACTTGACTTTAAATCCTGTGAGATGATTTGTGATGATCTTGCAGAAGCAATTAACAACAAATATCCTAATCGCAAAATGACAATTACTGTAAGCGAGGATAATGAAAACGGAGCAACATGCAGCTATGAATAATGTAGCAACTGATATTCGTGACGTTCGTCAAGGGCGTGTAAGTGTAAATGACGTTAAGTGGGATCTTATTAAGATTATCGAACCATATGACGGTGTACTAGCGACAAATCGAGGCAGTGAAGAAACTGTTCGTCGTTTGTTTAACTTATATTTAAGTGATCTTAAATATGCTAATTTAATTCAAAGTTACGACATTCAAGGAATGATTCGTGACACTGCAATTACTTACGATGTAAGTGTAAAACTTAGTGCTGAACGTAGCCCTAAGAAACTTAAAATTCACGTAGGTGTGTATCAACCTAAGGCAGCTTAATGACTGTATATATAGTTGACATCGAAGCAGTAGATACTCGATATACTAAACAGTGGAAAGATTATCTACCTAAGCAACTACAAAAGCGTACAGATAATGTAGTAGTTATTAGCGGAGGTGAAACTCCGCAAGCTACTACACCTGGCGCTTTTCTTAATTTCGGCGGTACTAATGTTTACAAGTCTAAACAACTTGAAACAATAGGCGAAATGTTTTGCAACGGAGAAATTAAAGACGGAGACTATTTCTTATACACAGATGCTTGGAATCCTACAGTTATCCAACTCAAGTATATGGCAGAGCTATTAGGTGTTCAAATCACTATTGGTGGTATGTGGCATGCTGGTAGCTATGATCCTCAAGATTTTTTAGGAAGACTTATAGGTAATAAACCTTGGGTACGTTATGCAGAGAAAAGTATGTTTCATGTATTTGATGACAACTTCTTTGCTACAGAGTTTCATGCTAAAATATTTGCAGAGAATTTGCTAGAGTTTAAAACAATGTTTGGTCTCGAACCTGCAGAATGGTTTATGGAACAAGACAACGTTAGTATTGTAGGATGGCCAATGGAATACTTACGTGATACAATGCTTCCATATAAAAATATGGAAAAACGTGACACTATTGTATTTCCACACAGGCTTGCTCCTGAGAAACAGTTAGAAATTTTTAATGATCTAAAAAAAGAACTTACTGAATACGAGTTTATTGTTTGTCAGGAAAAACAACTAACTAAAAATGAATATCATAATATACTAGGAGAAGCTAAGATTGTGTTTAGTGCTAACCTGCAAGAAACACTAGGTATTAGTGCATTTGAAGGTATGTTAGTAGGTGCTATTCCGATGGTTCCAGATCGTTTAAGTTATACAGAAATGTATGATGAGGAATTTAGATATCCAAGTGAATGGACAGAGTCATGGGATAGTTATCAAAAACATAAAGGTAAAGTTATAGAGCGTATTCGTAAGTATATGCAAAATCATAAAAACTATAGTAATTACCTAAATAGTAATGCAGCAGAATTGCATAACAAATTTTTTAGTGGCAGTAAATTATATGATAAAATTGAAGGAAAGGAAATAGTAAATGCGTGAGATTCTATTAGAAGCACTACGTAGTCATGCTAAAGGACACGTAGATAAACATAAGGCAAATGTAGAAGTTTACCTAAATAATACTACAGGAATTGGTGAACACCCGGACATTATTGAAGCAATGGAAATGGAAATTATGGAAATTGCAAAGTATGACGATGTCCTTGAAATGCTTGACAAATACTTTGCATAAAAGTATATTGAATATAACACGTCTCGCCGTGTATAACTAGGAGAATATAATGGCAAAAAGCGAACAATTAAAAGCACGACTCGATGATGCAGGCATCCGCTATTGGGCAGGTGATAACATTAGCGAAGTTATGCAAAATGGTGATAAGGAAGAACTTATCGAAGAACTTACAGGCAAGTTCGAAAGTGTACTAGACAGTTTGGTAATCGATAGACACAACGATCCAAACAGTATGGATACCGGACGCAGACTTGCTAAAATGTATATTAATGAGATTATGGGCGGACGATATGATCCTCGCCCTAGTGCAACTAGTTTCCCTAATGACAGCAATGATCGTTATGAAGGCATGCTAGTTGTTAGAAGCGAACTACGTAGTATGTGTTCGCATCATCACCAACCAGTAACTGGTGTAGCATACATCGGTATTATTGCTGCACAAAAACTGATTGGACTTAGCAAGTACACTCGTTTGGCACAATGGTGTGCTAGACGTGGAACACTACAAGAAGAACTTGCTAACGATATTGCTAAAGAAATCATGAAAGCTACAGGTAGCGGAGACGTAGGCGTATACGTACAAGCTACACACGGCTGTTGTGAAAACAGAGGCATTATGGCACATTCTAGTTTAACACAAACTAGTGTGCTGCACGGCGCATTTAATAAAGACATGGGAACAAAGAAAGAATTCTTTGACAACATTAAACTACAACAAGAATTTGCGCCACGTTGAAGGAGAAAATTATGACAAATAAAAGTTTAGTAATGAAACTTGCATTATTGCATGTTATTGTTATTACTATTTCAAACGCACTAGTAGGGATTCCAGTAGAAATCTTTGGTGTTAAATTAACATGGGCAGCGTTTACGTTCCCAATTGTTATTGTTGCTACTGATCTTACAGTAAGACTTCTTGGTAAAGAAACTGCAAGATCAACAATTGCATATGCATATCCACTAGCAATTATTGGTAGCATTTTAGTAGTAATGCTAGAAGGCGCACCAATGAGTGTTGCACTACGTATTGGTTTTGCAAGTGCTACTGCATACGCAGTTGGAGCAATGCTTGATGTTTACGTGTTCCAATGGATACGTGAAAACTACAAAGCATGGTGGGCTGCACCTGCACTATCAACTGTTGTTGCAAACGTAATTGACAGTTACACATTCTTTGCAGTTGCTTTCCACAACAGCGCAGATGAATATATGGCTGCACATTGGATGGAGATTGCAGGATCACAAACAGTACTAAAAATTGTAGTAGGTCTAATTGTATTCCTTCCAGCATACGGTTTATTACTCAAAGCAATTAGTGGTAAACTGCGTGAACAATAAACTGGAAATTTCAGTTAACAAATTGAGTAACCGCCCCAATCATTTATCTGGTGGGGGCGGTGCTCTTAATGCAGGATATACACCTGTCGATGCACTTGCACGTGTAAGCAATATACTAGGACAACTCGGACTAGAATATGGAAAAGATTTTACTTGGAAAAGTTTTGAGTATGGAACAGGAGAAACCGCTTCTAGTTCATTTGAGCAGTATTTGGTGTTGACTTTCAAAAATAAAAATGTTATGCTAACTGCAAAACTAGCAATAGAAAGTATGAAATGAACAAACAATATTACACATACAATGATTTGCATGATGCTGCCACAGACATTGTGTTACAAATGTATAATGATGCGTGGCGTCCAGATTATATTGTAGGACTTAACAGAGGTGGCTTGCCATTAGCACTGCGTATTAGTCATTTGATAGATGCTAACATGTATACACTAGATGTTAGATTACGTGACGGTAGCGGCAATGGTCCTGAATCAAATTGTTGGATGGCAGAAGATGCATTTGGTTATGTATCCGAGATTGGTAGAGATGATGTTTGGAGTAAAGCTACAAGCGATCCTGCTAAGAAAAAGAATATACTCATTGTAGATGATATCAACGATACTGGTGCTACCTTTAACTGGATTAAAGATGATTGGCAAAAGAACTGCTTACCTGCTCATCCAAATTGGGACACTGTATGGGGACAAAACGTTCGCTTTGCTACAATGTGTGAAAAAACACATACAATTTTTGACGGTGTAAATTATAATTGGAAAACAGTGGATACTAGCGAAGGCGATCCTTGGATTGTTTTTCCTTGGGAGTATGATAAATGATAAATGAAAAAGACAGTCAAATGGTAATGTGGTTACATGATAAAGCTCGTGCAACCGGAAACAGTTACTTTAGAGAAGTAGCAGATCGTCTAAACGAACTTGCTAAAATTGTTGAAACAGCCGAACGTGAAGCACAGCATATAGCAGTACAAGGATAGCACAATGTGGATACTAGTAGTACTAAGCACAGTTTATGGTAGTGATGAAGTCCGTCTTACACACTACGAGTTATATCAAGACGGTAACCGTTGTTCAATCGAACGTGCAGTTTTAGAAGCAACATTTGAAAATAACGAAAAAGCAATTTGCATACAACATAGGAATAGCGATGAGTAGACCACAACTATCAGATCAAGAAAACAAAGCTATAGATGAATGGTTAAAAAAGAATAAAGTAACTGTATGCGAAGCAGGCGAAAAAACCGATCCTGAAGATATTGAATATACATTTAAAGTTGGCAAAAGAGGAAAGTCAAAATGAGTTTTGAATGGAATAGAATACACAAGTGGGAAGAAAACCACGAACGTAATATTACAGACGATGTTTATGAATATGTGTGTGAACACTACGGTATCGATAATGTAGAAGAACTAGATGGTGACCAACTAGCAGAAATTGAAGCATACAGAGAAGAACTACACGATTATAGTGTAATGCAAATCGGATTCAGTAACTTAATTAGTCACATGGACACAGTACTATGGGAGAAAGAAAATGGGTAAGAAAATTTATATTCGTGGTAGCAACTACGGCGGCGAAATGACTATTGGTACAGTAACACCAGAGTTTGTTACATACTGGCAAGGACGTGACGAAGATGAACTTATTAATCATTTGCAAGCACTAGAAGATTGGCAAGACGGCGAAGACATCGATCCAGACAGTCCTGACATTTTAGAGGATATGGAGTACTATAACAGTTGGTACGAGATTGACGACATTCATCACCAAACAGCTAGTAACGGACTTGAATTAATGGCGTTCGAACTAGACGAAGATAACGAAATTGATTGGGACAAACGTATTGATTTCGATCCACATCAATTATACAGTCGTGAATGCTATACACAAGAAGAGCCACAAGATGAAGAAGAAGAGGATAATAGTGTTCCTGTGCTAATGTTTTATAGTGCAGAAAAAGGAGAGTTCGGCGGCTGGATTGTAGAACTCAAAGACGGAGAAGAATTTGATCCTAACTTGGTTGCGGTGTCTGGTGTAGAAACAGATCACGGCGAAATGATTGAACGTTTATGGTATAACAAAGAAGAAATCGAACAAGATTATGATTTTGTTGATAGTCGTGGAAAGGGTTATTATGCACAAGTAGCATGGTTTAATAAACGTTGGGAAGATAGTCATATGCACGAAGGTGATGATTATTGGGACGAAGCATGGGAATACTACGAAGACGAATTAGCAGAAAAACGTGCACGTGCAGAGGAAGAAACAGTTGACAACTAAAGAACCATATCGTAAACTAAGAGATAATAACTGGGTCGTTACTGTACAAGAAAACGGTAAAGACAAAGAATTGTATGTTGAACTGCCTCCAGAAATGCTCAACCAAGTTGGTTGGGATGATGGAGACACACTGCTCTGGGAAGAAATAACTCCTGGTGCATGGCAAATAACAAAGAAAGAAGAAGATGAAACTTAGATATAGCGAAGCATTTTATAGTGTACAAGGCGAGGGTAAATACGTAGGAGTACCAAGTGTATTTCTACGTACTTTTGGTTGTAACTTTCGTTGTATGAACTTTGGTGTTGATAAAAGTGTAGGTGATCGCTGGAAACAACATGCAGAAGGCAATCGTTACAATGCAGAAGTAAAAGCATTGCTAGATGATGGTATTGTAGAAAAAACAGAAAAGTTTGAAGACTTGCCTATTGTACACACTGGTTGTGATACATATGCAAGCATTTATCCAGAGTTTAAAGACTTTAATCGACTTGCAACAGTCGACGAAGTTGTAGAACACTTGCTTAGTTTGTTGCCGGAAGGCAAATGGACTATGGATAACGGCCAGGACGTACACTTAATTCTTACAGGCGGCGAGCCATTACTTGCTTGGCAGCGTTTATATGTCGAGTTATTTGAACACCCAGGTATGCAGGATTTAAAAAATGTCACAATTGAAACAAACACTACACAACAGTTACACAACGACTTCTACAATTATCTCAACAACAATGACAGAATTAAAGTTACTTTTTCGTGTTCCCCAAAACTCTCAGTTTCAGGCGAGTCTTGGAGTGATGCTATCAAGTCTGATGTTGCTCGTGAGTATTCCCTTGTGGATGGCGCTGATATGTACTTTAAGTTTGTTGTTGCTGATCAAGACGATGTTGACGAAGTTAGTAGAGCTGTCGATACCTATCGTGAAGCAGGCGTGGACGTACCTGTATACCTCATGCCGCTTGGAGGGCGTAGTGAAGAATACACACTCAACGTACAAGAGGTGGCGAACCTCTGTATGGAACGAGGGTGGAGGTTCTCGCCTAGACTCCACATCAGCTTATTCGGAAATGCCTGGGGAACTTAAAGAGGTTGCCAAATATAGTAAAGGAATACACACCGAAGAGCAATACGAAAAGATAAGGAAACATTTATGAACAACTATATTTTTACTAGCGAAAGTGTTAGCGATGGACACCCAGACAAAGTAGCAGACCAAATCTCAGATGCACTTGTCGATGCTGGTTTAGCAGCAGGAGATGAAACAACTCGTGTTGCTGTTGAAACACTTGTAACTACCAATCATGTAACATTGGCAGGCGAAGTAAAAAACTTTAATGTAAGCAAAGACGAAGTTAAAGAAATTGTACGCAATAAAGTCAAAGAAATTGGCTACGAGCAAGAAGGATTTCATTGGGATAATTTAAATATCTATAATGAAATTCATGCTCAAAGCGGAGACATTGCACTAGGTACAGATGATTTTGGAGCAGGCGATCAAGGTATTATGTTTGGCTATGCATGTAATGACAACGAAGCATATATGCCAGCACCAATTTACTACTCGCATGAAATACTAAAACGTTTGCGTGATATGCGTAAGGACGGTTACGAATACTTAGGTCCAGACGCTAAATCACAAGTAAGTGTTGAATACGAAGGCGGGCGTGTAAAGCGCATTGATCAAGTAGTTGTAAGCCAACAGCATCGTGAAGGTTTTGGTGAAAGTGTAAAGATGCCTATCCGCAGTGCTGTAGGAGATGTACTAGGAGATTTAATAGATGATAAAACTGTATGGCATATTAATCCTACCGGTAACTTTGTTATTGGTGGGCCTGACGGTGATGCTGGCGTTACTGGACGTAAAATTATCGTGGATACTTACGGCGGATTTGCTCCTCATGGTGGCGGTGCTTTTAGTGGTAAAGATCCAACAAAGGTAGATCGCAGTGCTGCCTATATGGCTAGGTGGCTTGCTAAAAACGTAGTAGCAGACGATATGGCAGATTGGTGTCAGATTCAGTTATCATATGCTATAGGTGTTAAAGAGCCGACAAGTATATATGTTGATTCAAATGGACATAATCGCAGTATTCAAAAGTTTATCGAGAACAATATTAACTTAACACCAAAAGGTATTATTGATAGATTTGACTTATTTAACTTTACACAGTATAGTAGTAACTGTACATATGGGCACTTTGGAAACAAAGATGTTCCTTGGGAAAGGATTGGTTGGTAATGAAAGAACCACGTACAGAAAAATTAGTTGAAGAACTTAAAGAAACAATCGATCGCTTAAATAGATTAGATAAACTATTGCAACGATCCAATGTTAGTTATGATTTAGGACGCAACAGACGAGATGAAGAATACACATTAAAAAATGTTGTACAAACGGTAGAGTACTAATGAGCGAATGGTTTAGACGACTTATCTTTAAGCATACAGGAAAAGATGTGTATGCTAAAGAAGAAGAAACAAAAGAAAATGCACTAGGTCCATGGGTCAAAGTAATTGAAGTACATTTTGACAAAGACAACCCACAACGTGGATACTTTGAATTAGATTGGAACGACGACTTTGTTGGACTATTAGGTGAAGCAGGCTATGCAGGTGAAACACCAGAAGCAATTGTAGACTTATGGTTTAACGACTTATGTCGCAGTGTAGCACTTGAAGCACAAGGCGATGACGACATATAATCCAAATGTGTACACTATACAAAAATTAGGAGCACCAGACTGGACTGCTATGAGACTATGTAACGATCCAACATTGTTCTGCTATGAACATCTAGAAAAAATTTGCAAGCACTACGATGCACAGTATGTAGTTGATAGCGAATTCGATAATCATTCGTGTGCAGTATTTTATAGTTCTAAACCACATCCCGACAGTAATAGTAGATATTTTGCTATGTACTTGGATTATGAAACACAACAATTATTAGTAACAGATGGAAGTTTTATAGAGGATCAGGAATTTGCAGGTATCATTGCAGACAATGGAGATATTATCTTTAGTAGAAGCAGATATGATTATCGAGTTAGTGATGACGAGTCTGTTTGGATTGATGGCGGTCGTGATTATACAAGACGACCATTGGTAAGCGTAGATCGTTTAGTAAGATTAACAGTTCACAAAGGCAGACTGGAGGTATGGTTTGACAACGATTAGTGGATGCTGCGGTGATCCTCGTCCTGCATATTTTTTAACAGAAGCAACTACACCAGAAGGACATGAATATAGAATTACTATTTCATATTGTAAAACTTGTGGTAGTCAAAAAGCAACTTCAAACATAAAGCACGTAAAATGACACCAGCAGAAATATTTGAATACAAGCAACGTTGGAAGCCTGGTTATACTGTACGACTGCATAGCGATGTAGTTGATCGTGGAAAAGTTTATTGTAGGAAAAGATTAAAACAACACCAGTGGAGTGTAACAACTTGGACCGGACAATACGAACATACGTTTCACTTTGAATGTAGTGGCGAAGCATTACAATTTAAGATAGCAATGGGAGAGTATGCAGACCAATGAAAGACCGTAATGAAATTTTAAATGCACTTCGCAACGGCGATGTTATTGTAGAGTTTACAAAAGTAAACGGCGACTATCGCAAAATGATTTGTACTCTTAATGAAAGTGTTGTACCAAAAGCAACTAAAGAGGATCCATTGACACAAAAAAAGGTTCGTGCTATAAATGAAGATGTTTGTGTTGTATGGGATGTCAACGCAAAAGGATGGCGTAGTTTTAGATGGGACAACGTGGTAAATGCAGAAATTGATTTACCGTTTTAAAGGATAAAAAAATGGAAGATTTAAGAAGAGCCGATTATTGGATATACCCAAACATACTAGATGACAATACAATCGAACGTATTATGGGTATAGGAGATAATGCTGAATGGCTAGATGCTGCAGTTGCAGTAGAGTCAAATCATGAAATTAGAAAGACAGAGTTGGCATGGAGTAACGAGCAATGGCTATACGATACATTTTGGTCATTGATGGAAATGGCAAATCAAAATGCAGGATGGAATTTTGAAATATCGGCTGCAGAATCATTTACTCTTGGCAAATACGAAGATGGTGGCCATTATAAATTCCATATGGATGGAAATGGTGTTCAGCCTTTGAACTATCCCGGAAATGAATTTTTACACGGAAAAACTAGAAAAATTTCATTTGTTGCATGGCTCAATGAAGATTTTGAAGGTGGAGAATTTGAATTTCATCCGAGCACTGTTCCTGCTGAGAGAGGGCTCATAAAGCCAACAAAAGGAACTGTAATATTTTTTCCAAGTTGGTATCTACACAAAGTGCATCCTGTTACTAAAGGCACTCGCTATGCATTAATTACATGGTTTAATGGTTGGCCAGTGAGATAATATAGAATATGGATAAAATACGTAACTACATTCTACACAGTGATACACTTGCACCAATATTTTGGAAAATATGGTTCTGGTGGGGTATACGCCAAGCACGTAAACGTAGAATAGCATGGGAAGAAAAACAAAAGACCATGCCTCAGTTAGATACAGAACAGTATTGGGAGAAAGTACACAATGACAGAAATCGTGATTTATAATATACTATTTTGGGTACCTTATGTATGGGTATGCAGTTTACCAGCAAAACTAATGCAACTAGCAATAGATGGAAATAGCAAATGGAACAACCTAAGTTAATATTACTGTCAGACATTATAGAACAAAAAGTTCGTAAAGAAAAAGAGCTAGAGTTCTATCAAGCAGAATTAGAAAAACTCAAAGAAAAAATGTATTGGCTTCAACGTGATATTGATGTCAACAATATAATCATTGACATGATTAAATCAGATAGTATACTAGATGTAAAAGAGAACATGGAAACAAAATTACTCAAGGATGACAAATGACTTATATCTTAGTAGATAGTCTTAATATGTTTTATCGTGCACGTCACGTAGTACGAGGCGATGACATTGAAACTAAAATCGGTATGGCATATCATATTATGTTTAGTGCTATTAATAAAGCATGGAGAGACTTTAACGGCAGTCATGTTGTGTTTTGTTTTGAAGGACGTAGCTGGCGTAAAGATCACTACGAGCCTTACAAGCGTAATCGTAAAGAAGCACGTGACGCACTAAGTCCACGTGAACAAGAAGAAGATCAAAAGTACTTTGAAGCATTTGATGAACTAAAATCGTTTATGGAAAAACGTACTAATTGTACTGTGCTGCAGCATCCTGCGTGTGAAGCAGACGACTTTATTGCACGTTTTATACAGAATCATCCCAATGATGAACACGTTATTATCAGCAGCGACAGTGACTTTTATCAGTTGCTTGCTAACAATGTAAGTCAGTATAACGGTATTACTAATCAACACATTCGACTAGACGGTGTATATGATGATAAAGGCAAGCCTGTTGTAGATAAGAAAACTAAAGAACACAAAGTTGTAGGCGATCCTGAATGGTTACTATTTGAAAAGTGTATACGTGGCGATACAAGTGATAATATCTTTAGTGCATATCCTGGTGCACGTAAGAAAGGTACTAAAAATAAAGTTGGACTACTAGAAGCATTTGAAGACAAAAATGATAAAGGCTTTAATTGGAATAACTTTATGTTGCAAAAATGGGTAGATCACGAAGGTGTTGAGCACCGTGTACTAGATGATTATCAACGTAATCGTGAACTAATCGATCTTACAGCACAACCTGCAGAGATTAAAACAGTACTAGATGAAACTATTGTTAATCAAGTACAGCGAGTTCCTGTAAGCGGCGTTGGTATTCATTTTATGAAGTTTTGTGGTAAACACGATTTACAACGTGTAAGTGCACAAGCAGAAGCTCATGCAGAGTATTTGAATGCCGCTTATTAAAGTATGCCGTGCAACAATACCGCATGGCATATTAACGACAAACTTTGAAGTAGAAGACGTAGTTGACACTTGGATTAAATCAGGCAAAGGAAAGTGGGTTAGTGAAAATTGTAAAGCATTAACAACTGAAGTTAATGATAGTTGGGCAGATGGTTCATTGGCAGTTACTATAATAGCAGACTTTACAAGAGAACAGCACATAACCTATAAACTTATGTGGTTACATGAAATATAAAGCAAAACCAGTATTAGAAGATAAGTTTTGGATAGTTGAAGCCAACGGTAGCAAGATTGGTACACTTAAAGCTGTAAACGATAAATATATATTATATAATAGCTATAATAACTCAGAAACAACATATGAGAATTTAGACGATTTTAAAATCGAAACTAAAAAGTCAAAGACTTTTATAAACGAAACTGTTTACGGCTATCCCGCTAACACTGAGCAAGCGCACGATATCGACCTACTAGATAATGTGCCTATCTATAAGAAAACAGCCAGTTCTAGCGTATATTTTGCGGCCGGCTACTATTGTTTGCTATTTCCGATGGGTTGGAGACCAAGTTTTTGTCCTAGAGCAGATACGCTACAAAAGTATACATATTCCGGACCGTTTAAGAACGAGTCGGATATGAATTTGGCTATGAAGCGTAAAGGGCAAGAAAATGAAATATCTAATAACTAGTTTTGTTGTATTACTTTCTACTAGTGTGTTTGCACAAGAGACTGATAGAACATATTTTTTTACTAGAGCCGAGTGTTGGCCAAGTGAAAAATTTATGTCAATGGTAATGACCAGATGGAACGAAGAAGCACTGTTTACCGGAACTAGTATGACGTTTAGTCAAGATGGCAGATCATTCCCAGGCGGAATGATGTTTTTTGTAAATCAAGATAGTGGCACATGGACATTAGCAAATCTATACCCAGACGGTACAATTTGTATACAAAACGCAGGTACTGATTTTTCTCCTTTTAGTATAACAAAACCCAAGGGAGAAAAAGGATGAATTGGTTAATCGTGGTAATATTTGCCACAGTCACAGGAGATGTGTATATTTTCACAGATCCAACATTTGAAACAAGACAGCAATGTGTAGATAGTGTTAGAAGCACAGAAGATCAACAAGGTTATATACGCCAACTTATGAGAGAATATGGCGAAGTGATGCCAATAGCGGGTGTAAACTGTCTACAAGAAGATACAATAAAAGAAATACTTGAAAAGCATCCAAATGCACCAGTAAAACAAGGTAAAGCGACTTAATTCTGTACTACTTTAATAAATATATTAAAGCAGTATAGAAAGAGTGAAAATGGCTAGACCTAAACCAAAAATTTTAATGGAGTGGACAGACCCCAAGACATTCCGTAGTGAACAGTTATTAGATGCAGATGCAATATATGCAGTATTTCACGACGGTAAACCTATTAACTTACGTAGTTTAAATAGTTTATCAAATTATCCAGGCCCTAAGTATAAAAAAGTATCGTTTAGTAATAGCGGACATGCATTTAACTTAGCAGAACGATTAAACAAATTATATAAAACTGATAAGTTTGAAGTAATTAAACTCACACAAGGTGAGGTAATAAAAGAAGATGACACCGGACTTTTATAACAGTGTATTAGCACATGCTAAAACAATGGAATACGGTGACCGAATGTCTCTGAGAAATATCTTTAAAAATTATAGAAATGGCAAAGGCCTCAACTTAACAAAGTTTGGGGTCGCTGTTTTGAATGACATGGGCTTTGAAAGTGAACACTTTATGCTTAATGTAGAGCCTAAGTTCAATGCACATCTGCGTATATTGTTGGATAGATACAACAAATATCCTTATTACATTAGTAGACGTGAGTTAGTATTGTATGGAAGTGAAGATCGTATGTTATACAAATTGTACGGACATGACTTAACTGCATGGGTTGAACATATGGAAGAAAATATGAAAGAAGAGGGAGGCTGAATTTTCATTGTTATGATCTTTCAGCCTTCAAGGCCGTTACTTACGGTTCCAGATACCCCAAAGTACCCAGATCGCAATCAAGCCCATTAGGCCTTCTGCGCCAAGTGTTGACAGCATACCTGCTACGTTAGCAACTACACTAGTCTCTGGAAAGAATGGAATTGCGCCCATGCCTAGTACTTCTACTACGATCATAAGTGCTGCAATTGAAAGACCTACATCTGCAAGTCCTGCTGCCCATGCTTTTACTTTGTTCAACATATCCATGATATATCTCCCTTCCTTTTGTTGGCTACGGATTTTATTTTACCCGTAATAGTACTTATCTAAATCTGCGTTAAATTAACGCAGGGTAAGATATCTTGAAAAGGTTAAATTATGTTGATCCGTAAATTGTACCGTTATTTGTTAATGAAACAGATGAGCCAGTTATAGCAGCACCACCAGCACCGCCAGTTGAACCCCCATCTGCGCCGCCTCCAGCAGCACCCCAGCCGCCTCCGCCTCCACCGCCGCCTGATATACTACTATGGTGAATATCAAGCACACCTTCGCCGCCCACAGAACCGCCTGATCCGCCTGCACCACCGCCAGCGGTACCAACATCTCGCAAACCAGGTGCACCACCAGTGCCAGGAAGTATACGTCCTCCTCCGCCGCCGGAACCAGACTGATCAGAACCCCAACCTTGGCCACCGCCACCTCCGGCTCCGCCGCCTTGGCCACCATCTGGATCGTTCCAAGCTGGATTACCTGGGCCAAGTGTACCGTTTCCACCTGATTGATTTATACCACCGCCTGTGCCGCCTGCGGTTCCATTTGCAGAACTGCCGCCATTACCGCCGCCTGCGCCGCCGCCTCCGCCACCGCCGGCTCCTGGACTTGGCCATTTTTTGCCACCGCCACCTCCGCCACCGCCTCCAGCGATGAAAGAATTATTAGTAATAGATACACCAGATGCAGACACACTAATAGCAGGGCCGCCTGCACCGCCAGGACTGCCAGGAGAGCCGCCGTCACCGCCTTTACCAATAATATTACCGTTATTGATAATAGTTAAATTTGATGTATTAACAGTTAAAGCTGCAGTACTAGTGCTATCAGAATATATCCAAACACCACTATTAATAATTAATGTATCACCGCTTGATAGACCAAGTGAACTTGTCGACGTACCGCCAGACTGATTACCAGTCACTGAAATAGTTTGGGGAGGCGGAGCTACAGATATAGATACAGTTGCATTATCGGAGCCGCCTGAACTTGATGCTGACAACGTATACGATGTGCTACTAGTAGGACTTACCGATGTACTACCGCTTGATGAATTTACCGATCCAACGTTACTAATAAAAGCACTTGTTGCATTACTAATTGACCACGATAGTGTAGAGGAATCACCTTCGATAATACTAGAAGGTGAAGCAGTAAACGAATTAATAACAGCAGGTGGTACATATTCTTCAGCACCATAAAAATCTGAAAAACTTATTGTGCCAGACGAAGGAATAGTATTAGGATCAGTTGCTAAACTAGATACGTTAGATCCGCCTTTGTAATATTCGGATATACTAGTTGGACTAGAATCTCCAAATTCATTTTGAATATTAGCAAGACTTATTGATCCGCTACTTTGCAATGCCATACTGCGATCCTCTTTTTTATATTTATTATGATTTTTTTTAAAAAAGATGCATTTAGGTATTGACATCCAAGACATCTTACACTATATTATATATGTAACAAGAAGGAGAACACGATGTTTAGAATTCCAGATTTTCATGTTGTAGAGATGACGTTCGACGAAGCAAAGTCAACACTTTCTCGTTTAACAGAAGGCGGCTTGCTTTCTGGACTTGAGTACATGAACAAAAAATGGGACGAGCATTGTGTTACCGAAGATGCAGACGACGACGATTTCTATAGCATGTGGTGTTATGAGTGTAGTGCTTTTAACATTGTATTCGAAAAAATGGCACCTCTTTTTGCAGAAAAGTAAAAAAAGTAGTTGACACTGTCTTTAACATATAATAAGCTATACATGTAAAACACCAACCCAGGAGTATTAAACATGGATTTACAAACACGTACAATTAAACTTTCCGAGCTAACAAAGTATGCAAAGCATCACTTTGCTACCAAGCGTCCAATTATGGTTTGGGGTCCTCCCGGCATCGGCAAGTCAGATACATTTAAGGGTATCAAAGAATCATACGAAGCAGAAGGCAAGTCTTGCTTACTAATCGACTGCCGACTGTCTCTTTGGGAGCCAACCGACCTTAAAGGTTATCCTTACTACAATCAGGAAACAAACCGTATGAGCTTTAGTGCTCCGGACGAACTTCCCTCCGAAGAAGAAGCTGCAGAATACGATATCATTATTTTGTTCCTAGATGAACTTAACGGTGCAGCGCCTGCAACACAGGCTGCAGCATATCAGCTAATCCTTAACCGTGCAATTGGCAAATATCGTTTGCCCGATAACGTTGTTATCGCTGCAGCCGGTAACCGTGAGACAGACAAAGGTGTTACATATCGTATGCCTAAGCCGTTAGCAAACCGCTTCCTACACTACGAAGTACGTGTAGACTTTGAGGACTGGTTTGACTGGGCAGTATTGCACAATCAGCATCCAGATGTAATTGGTTACCTAACTACGTTCAAAGAGGACTTGTACAAGTTTGACGCTACAAGTTCAGATCGTTCGTTTGCTACACCTCGTTCATGGGAGTTTGTATCCGATACAATTCAAAACACAGACGGGTTTACAGAGGAAGAAGTAACCGATATGGTTGCTGCAGGTATCGGCGAAGGTACTGCTCTTAAGTTTAAAACACACCGTCAAGTTGCAAGTCAGTTACCTAACCCAAGTGACATCCTAGACGGTAAAGTTAAGGAGTTGCAAACAGATAATATTAGTGCAAAGTACTCGCTAACTACTGCACTATGCTACGAACTTAAAGAAGCATATGACAACAACAAAGATGTCAATGGTAAGTTTGACAACTTCCTAGAGTTTATTCAAAACAACTTTGAAGCGGAAATGGTTGTTATGGCGTGTACAGTTGCACTAGGCAAGTACAAAATCCGGATTAAGTTTAATCAGCTAAACAACTGGAAAGGATTTATTTCCAAGTACGGTACGCTGATTGAAATGGCGTAATATTAATTACGTCACTCCTGGGTGAAGTAGGGTCCTAGTGGCCCTACTTCTTTATGATAAGTATATGTATGGAGTTGTTATTGACAGAAGTAACTAACCCACATTGTGGATACATGAAAAAGTTTAAACACGTTGTAGATTTAAACAGTCACGGTGTCTCAAGTAAGTACATAGAATGGTGTAATGCTAACTGTAAACACCGTTGGGGATGGCACTTTTGGCAAAGTGAAGAAGCAAAACGAATTTCACAAATGGCATGGCACGACGATTGGCTACCGCCTAAAAAGGTTGTAGAAGGTACCCAAGCATATGTTAGTTTTGAATCATATGACGAGATGATTTTATTTAAATTAATTAACATTAGTGGTTGACAATACATCTTACTTCGTTTATTATAATACTGTAATAGAAATTCCAGGAGTATATTATATGCAACAGTTCAATAACGCATACGACAAATTAGTAGCAGCTCGTGTAAAAATGTTGTTTAAGCAACCGTTCTTCGGGCAAGTAGCATGTCGTTTAAAACTAGTTAAAGTAGAAGAAGATTGGTTGCCTACTGCCGCAGTAGACGGACGCAACTTTTACTATAACGAAGAATTTGTAATGTCACTAGACATAGACGAGACTGTGTTCTTGGTTGCACACGAAGTTGGACACTGCATATACGAACACTTCCTACGCAGAGGTGACCGAGAAGGTAAACTATGGAATATGGCAGGCGACTATAAAATTAACGGTATGTTAGTACGTGAAAAAATCGGTCGTCTTATTACTACAGTTAAACCTCTATACGATGCAAAGTATGACTCAGACGACTGGACTGCTGAAACAATTTACGAAGAACTTAAACAGTCTGGTGCAGCACCGCAACAAACATTAGACGTCCATTTAGAGATAGGCGATGAAGATGGTGACCAAGAAGGCAGTTCTCAAAGTGAAGGCAAAGGTAAGGCTCCTAAAATTTCAAAAGATGATGCTAAAGCTATCGCAGACGAAATGAAGAACGCAATTATACAAGCCGCACAAAGTGCAGGTGCTGGTAATATTCCTGGAGATATTAAGCGTATGATTGGCGAACTAACAGAGCCTAAAATGGACTGGCGTCAGATGATCCGTGTGTCACTTGAAAGTAACTTAACATCAGACTTTACATTTATGCGTCCTAATCGCAAAAGTCAGTTTAGTAATGTAGTGCTTCCAGGTATGCTAAAAGATCAGATGATTGATATTGCTATTGCATTAGACGTAAGTGGTAGTATTAGTTATGATGATTCCAAAGACTTCTTAAGTGAAGTACAAGGCATTATGGATCAGTTCGAATCATATAAAATTCGTATCTGGTGCTTTGACACAGAAGTTAGCGGCTACGATGAGTTTACACACGAAGATGGACGTTCAATTACAGAGTTCGAAATGACAGGCGGTGGTGGCACTGACTTTATGCCTAACTGGACATTTATGGAACAAGAAGGTATCGAACCTGATCAATTTATTATGTTTACAGATGGTGAGCCGTGGGGTAAATGGGGAGATCCAGACTACTGTGATACATTATTCCTTATTAAAAATGAATACCGAAAGCCTGAAGCACCATTCGGACAGAGCGTATACTACGAATCGCAGGAAAGAAAGGCTGCATAAATATCTATGAAAATTGTTAAACAGGGGTTGACACTAAGCGACAATGATCTTCATATTATAGATGTTGCAGTAGTAACTAAAATGATGAAGAATCGCTTAGTAGTAGAATTCAACGAAGAGCCAGATTTAGACAGTTTAGACTTTAGTGGCTGCACTGGCTTTCATTACATAAAAAGTTTAGGTAAAAAGTTGTATCAATTTTGGTTTGAAGAAGCAACTGATTTTGATACATTTTATTCAAATCTTATAGCGTATAAAATGTCTATCGACAACAGTGATAAATAAGTACGTATATAATTATTAGTCAATAGGAGTATAATATGGCTGAAGAAAATCAAAACACAGAAGCACAAGAAACAACAGAAGCACCAGCGGCTGCAGCAGATCAACCTGTTGCACCAAGTTTAGGTGTAGCTGATTTGCAAAATGCTGCACAAGTTATCGACTTAGCAATGCAACGTGGTGCTTTCCGTGCCGCCGAAGCTGCGCAAGTAGGTGTTGTATATAATCGCTTAACAGCGTTTATTACAAGTGTACAAGATCAACAAAAAGATCAAACAGAAGACGCCGCAGCTGAAGAAACAGCATAAGGAGGCTTATAATGGCAAATTTAAAACACATCGGACAAGTAACTAACACAGGTATTAAATGTGTTGTAGTGTTCCGTGAAATCTACGACGAACGTGGCAATGTTCAAGACAAAGATCATTGTTTAGTAGTAGAAACAGACAGACTACCAGACTATGCACACGACGATGTTGTTCGTGTAGTTGAGTCTGCAGCAGGACAAGAAGCAAGTGAGTTTTTTGAAATTGCTAACCGTAGTTACTTTAGCGATGGTGCACCAATGTTACAAGAGATGCACAAACGTGGTTGGATTAAAAAATACCCAACTACTAATATTACGTTAACACCTAATCGTAGCACAGGTGTATCACTAAGCGAAGTTAACGAAGTAATTCGTAAGCAACGTACAGGCATGAGCGAGCAAGATATTCGTAATACAATGGTAAACGACACAGATCAGCCGCCACGTACACAGACTACATTAGATCCAACGCAAACAATTGATCAGGCAGTAAACACTGGCGAACAAGCATTAGACGATTCAGCAATCGCACAAGGATTGTTATCGCAAGCTGAAACATTTTTAGCAGAAGCAGAAAGACTACAAGCTGAAGCATATGAAATGGATCCGTCATTGAAACCAAAGCGTGGACGTAAGAAAAAAGCTACTGCCAATGCCGATACATAAAAAAGATCGCAGTTTTCAAAATATATTAAGAGACGCTGACATTGACGAGGTTCCCCTTGAATTTGTTGAGCGTCTCGTTCTTGTACTAGAGAACGGCGATCGAGTAATATTCGAAGGCGAAGATTTACAAGAAGTTGAAGAGCCGAACATTGTATTGTTTATTTTAAGTGCAGTAGAAGACTTGGGCGAAGATTATGGTAGTCCAGTTCGTGATATTGAAATTATGATAGACTATAATAAACTCGAAGACCAAATTAGTAAACTAACAACAAATTTATTGGACAAAAAGAAAGATGATCCGAGCGATACTAGCGTGTGATGATGACTGGGGTATAGGTAAAGATAACGATTTGCCTTGGCCTCATAATCCTGCAGATTTAAAATGGTTTAAACAAAATACTACAGGCAGTGTAGTAGCAATGGGCAAGTCTACATGGGATAGCTTACCTAATAAACCACTGCCTAATCGCAATAACATAGTTGTAACCAGCAGTGCTGATGATTATAATGGCGGCGGGTATCATTATGTAAAGTTTGAAACTGCTAAAACAGAGCTAGTTAATATGAACAAGCTACAGGACGTTTGGGTAATCGGTGGTGCACAACTTGTTAATGGTCTATTATCAATAATTGATGAAATATGGTTAAGTCGTATTCCAGGAACATACGACTGTGATACATTTTTGCCACGTGAAATTATCGAAACTTCATATGAACTGTTTAGCAGTGAACGTGAAGGAGACTTATGGGTCGACAAGTGGAGACAAATATGAAAATTTTAATATTTGGATTACCTGGTAGTGGTAAAACTACACTAGCAAAACCACTAGCAGAACTATTAAACGGTGTACATTTAAATGCAGATAACATCAGAGAAAAGTATAACGACTGGGACTTTAGTCCTGTCGGACGACAACGTCAAGCAGAACGTATGCGTCATTTAGCAGACGGTGTTGTACTTGCAAATAAAATTGCTGTATCAGATTTTGTATGTCCTACAGATGAAGCACGTAAAATATTTGATGCTGATTTTACAATATGGATGGATACTATTCAAGAAGGACGTTTTGAAGATACAAACAAAATGTTTGTACGTCCGTACGAAGCATATGTCGATTATCATGTTAGCGAATGGTTCGATGATACACACGAAGTATTAATGCCAATAGTAAAAATTTGGATGGAGAGAAATAAAAATGGAACTGTTTGATCCACAAAAACCAACTGTACAATTATTAGGACGCTGGCAACCGTGGCATGACGGTCATACTGAATTAGTTAAACGTGCACTAGAAATCACTGGACAAGTTTGTATTATGGTACGTGATGTAGGCGGTATTATAGGAGAAGATGCAGGTGCCGGACGTACTGCAGTACAAGACGATAACCCGTTTACATTTAATCAAGTTAGAAAAAACATTATTTACGCATTATATGATGAAAATATCGCACACAATAAACATTACATTATCATGAAAGTTCCTAACATTGTAGATATTAGTTACGGACGTGGAGTAGGTTATACATTTACAGAACACGACTTAGGTGAAAAAATTCATGAAATTAGTGCTACAAAAATAAGAGCACAAATGAGAGAAGAGGGTACACTTTGAAGCAGTATTTAGATGCGTTACAACATATATTCAATAATGGAGAAGAAGTTACTGATCGTACCGGAGTAGGTACAAAGAGCGTGTTTGGATACCAAATGCGCTTTAATTTACAAGACGGATTTCCTGCGGTTACTACAAAACGTCTTGCATGGAAGAGTGTAGTAGGAGAACTGTTATGGTTCTTAGAAGGCAGTACAGATGAGCGTAGACTAGCTGAACTTACATACGGAGAGTCACGCAGCGAACTAGTAGACAAAGCAACTATTTGGACTGCTAATGCCGACAAGCAAGGTGTAGACTTAGGTTATATTAATACTACACTAACAAAACACTTAGGTCCTGTTTACGGTGCACAATGGCGTAACTTTAATGGAGAGCATCCAAAGTGTGATCAAATCACTAATATTATTAGTGAAATTAAAAATAATCCAGACAGTAGACGCATTATATTAAGTGCATGGAATCCATTACAAATTGAACAAATGGCACTTCCTCCCTGCCATACTATGGCACAGTTTAGAGTAATGAATGGTAAACTAAATTGTCAACTGTATCAACGTAGTGCCGATATGTTTTTAGGTGTTCCATTTAACATTGCAAGTTATAGTCTACTGACACATATGCTAGCACACATCTGTGATCTGGAAGTTGGCGAGTTTGTTTGGACTGGAGGCGACTGTCACATTTATATGAATCACTTAGAACAAGTACAAGAGCAACTAACAAGAGATGAACGTAAACTTCCTTACTTGTTCATGCCTCCTTTCTGCGATTTAGAAACATTACTAAACACAAGAACCTCAGATTATAAACTAATAGGCTACGATCCAATGCCAAGTATTAAAGCGCCAATGGCGGTATAATAAATAAATTTATGAAGTATTTTACAAAACTACATTACCCAGAATACGATTTAGAAAATGCTTTAAACAATTTAATAAAAAATAATTTAATAAATTGGCATCATGGACAAATCTGTATTAATGGAGTAAAAGAAGATCCTAGCAATCAAGCAATTGGTTGCGGTAGTTTATATTGGGATTGGGATAATTCATATTATGATGAAAACAATAAACTTGTAGTGCCAAAACGTACCACAATGTATACAGAAAAAGATTTTACTGTTTTTAATCCTACCTTCAATGGAACAGAATTCGAAGAGATGTATAATATGCTTGTACAACATCATGCTGTAGGAAGAATACGTTTAA